GCATCAAGTGCGACTCACCCGGTATTAGCAGAAGCTGTTACACAATTTCAAGCATTAGCTTACAAAGAATTATTACCACCAGAAGGCCCAGTTAAAACTCAAGTGATTGGATTAGAAACTATAGAGATTCAAGAGCAAGCAAATAGAGTTGCTGAATTTATGAATTACCAAATTATGGATATCATGAATGAATATGAACCAGAGTTTGACCAGATGTTATTTTATTTACCATTATCAGGTTCAACATTTAAAAAAATTTATTACGATGAAACTTTAGGAAGAGCAGTATCAAAATTTATTCAAGCTCAAGATATTATTGTTCCATACACAGCAAATAGTATTGATGATGCAGAAGCAGTTATTCATTCAATTAAAATTTCTGAAAACGAATTAAGAAAACAACAAGTTTCTGGTTTTTATAGAGACATAGAATTAGTAGCATCAGATGAATTAACTCAAGATGATGATGTTAGATCTAAAGAGAGACAATTAGAAGGTGTAACTATGAGTGGTCAGACTGAAGATGTTTTTACTCTATTAGAATGCCACGTTAATTTAGATCTGGAAGGATTTGAAGATATGAATCCTCAGACTGGTGAGCCCACTGGAATAAAATTGCCTTACATTGTAACAATTGAAGAAAACTCTAGAGAAGTTTTATCTATTAGACGTAATTATTTACAAAATGATCCATTAAAGAAAAAAGTTAATTACTTTGTACACTTTAAATTTTTACCGGGATTTGGTTTCTATGGTAATGGTTTAATTCAAATGATTGGTGGATTGTCACGTACTGCTACACAAGCTTTACGTCAATTATTAGATGCAGGAACATTATCTAATTTACCTGCTGGATTCAAGCAACGAGGAATTAGAATCAGAGACGATGCTCAATCTATTCAACCTGGGGAATGGAGAGATGTAGATGCTCCTGGAGGAAATTTAAGAGATGCATTTATGACTTTACCATACAAGGAACCATCAGGAACTTTATTACAATTAATGGGGGTCGTGGTTCAAGCAGGTCAGCGCTTTGCTTCGATAGCTGACATGCAAGTAGGGGATGGGAATCAGCAAGCAGCAGTGGGCACGACCGTGGCCTTGCTAGAACGTGGTAGCAGAACAATGTCTGCAATTCACAAAAGAATATATGCATCAATGAAGGAAGAATTTAGACTTCTTTCAAATGTATTTAAATTATATTTACCACCAGAATATCCATATGATGTTGTAGGTGGACAAAGAACAATTAAACAAGCTGACTTTGATGATAAAGTAGATATTATTCCAATTGCTGATCCAAATATATTTTCACAAACACAAAGAATATCTATTGCACAAACAGAATTACAACTTGCAATGTCTAATCCTGGAATTCACAACATGTATGAAGTTTACAGAAATATGTACAATGCATTAGGTGTAAGAGATGTAGATAGAATTTTAAATAAACCAGATCAACCCACACCAAAGGACCCTGCGTTAGAACATGTAGATGCGCTCGCAGGGAAACCATTCCAAGCTTTCCCAGGACAAGATCATAGATCACATATTACTTCTCATTTAAGTTTTATGTCTACTAATCTTGCAAAAAATGCTCCTGTTGTTTTAGCTTCATTAGAAAAAAATATTTTTGAACACATTTCTTTAATGGGACAAGAACAAGTTGAACTTGAATTTCAAAATGAAATTGCTCAAGTAGCTCAAATGAGTCAAAATCCACAGATGATGCAGAATCCACAAGTACAAGCTCAAGTACAAAACATGCAACAACAAATAGAAGCTAGAAAAGCTAAAATTATTGCTGATGCAATGGAAGAATTTATGTCTGAAGAAAACAAAATTATGTCAATTATTGATAATGACCCTATTGCAGCATTAAGATCACGTGAATTAGACCTTAGAGCACAAGAAAATGCTACTAAAGAACAAGAAAACAAAGAAAGAATTAATCTTGATAAGATGAAAACGATGATGGCACAGTCAACAGATGACAGAAAACTACAACAAAACGAAGAATTAGCTAAATTGAGAGCAAATACTTCGCTTGAAAAGACTGTTTTGGCTGCTAGATTAAAAAAAGATAGTCAAACATACAAAAAATAAGGTATAATAATCATATGAAAAACAAAAATAAAAAAATTGGCCAATCTAAACAAGTAGATCATTCAAAATTTACTAATGCAGAAGGATATTTAGTCGGTGGAGTTGATGTTGAGATGTCAAAACCAAATGAAACTCAAACTGATGTAGTACAAGGTCAAGGAAACATACTTCCAGAGAAAAAAAGATCAGCAAAGTGGTACTAAAACATGATTCAAATGTTAGGAGCCGTTGCACCTTTAGCAAAAATTCTTTTTTCTACAATTGAAAAATCAGTTCCTGATAAAGACCTTCAAGAAAAATTAAAAGCACAATTACAAACTCAATTATTACAATCTAATACACAAGAATTACAAGCTGCAGCTAAAATTATTGAAGCTGAAGCAAAAGCTGGCTGGTTCGCTAGCTCGTGGAGGCCTCTGTTAATGTATGTATTAATATTTATTTTGGTCTGGAATTATGTATTAGGACCTGTTATATTATTCTTTTTTAAAGCTTCAATAACAATACAGTTACCAGGAGACGTTTGGACATTGTTACAAATTGGTCTTGGTGGATATGTAGTTGGAAGAAGTGCAGAATCGGTGGCACGCACTATGGCAAATAGACCGGTTAATAAAGAACAAGAAAACGGATAAGGAGAAAAAATGGCTGGATTAGGAAAACAAACAAGAGGAACAGGAATTGCTAAAATTCAAAGACAAAAATTTGAAAAAGGTGGAAAAGCATTTCCAGATTTAACAGGTGATGGCAAAGTTACTTTTAAAGATGTTTTAAAAGGTAGAGGTGTTATCAAGAAAAAAGGTGGAATGATTAAAAAAGCAGATATGCTAACTGCTAAAATGTCTGAAAAGAAAAAAGGCAAAATGATGAAGGGTAAAAGATAATGGCTGGATTTGGTATTCAAAAAAGAGGAACATCTCCACTTCTTGTAAAAAGAAAAAAATTTAGTGCTGGAAGTTCTGATCCTGAATCTGCAGAAGATATGTCAGAGATACACGAAGGAGCAGAATCTGCGGCAGAAGAAGCAAAAGAAACAAAACTTGAAAAAGAAGGATACGAAGAAACTAAAGCTGGTAAAATGGTTAAGGCAGTTAAAAAAGGAGTAGAAAAAGTTACTAAAAAAGTAAGTGATCGTGTTAAAGAAAATGTTAAATTTGTTACACCAAGCACTGTAAAAAAATTCGACGAAAATATCAAAGAAGCTGAAGAAAAATCAAACATAAGAAAAAAAACAAAAGAGTATCAAGAAAGACTAGGCAAAGCCAAAGGTGGCCAAGCTAAAGTTTCTAAAGTTATGAGAGAGTTTGGAAAAGGTAAATTACATTCTGGTAAAAAAGGACCAGTTGTTAAATCTAGAAAACAAGCAATTGCAATTGCTCTTTCAGAAGCTGGAATGTCAAAAAAGAAAAAATAATGGGTAAACTTTGTCCAAGAGGAAAAGCAGCAGCAAAAAGAAAATTTAAAGTGTACCCGAGCGCGTACGCGAACATGTATGCATCTGCTGTTTGTTCTGGCAAAGTAACACCTGGTGGTAGAAAAGGAAAAGCTGGTGGTGGAAGTATTTCACAACAAAGAAAAATGGTATCTAATTATAAACAAGGTGGTATTGCAAAAGGTTGTGGTGCAGTATTAGAAAATAGAAGAAAAATTACAAAGAAATATTAATATGGCAAACGGTCTTAGAAAATGGGTCGCTGAAAAATGGGTAGACATTGGATCAAAAAGAAAAGATGGTTCTTATGCTCCTTGTGGAAGATCTAAAGGAGAGAAAAGAAAAGGTTATCCAAAATGTGTACCACTTGCAAAAGCAAGATCAATGTCAGAAGGTCAAAGAAGATCTGCAGTTGCTAGAAAAAGAGCTGCTGGTAACAAAGGACCTAAACCAACTAATGTTTCAACATTTGCTAAAAGAAGAAAAATGAGCATGGGAGGATTAGTATAATGGGCGATATAGCATTAAGAGGACAAGGTAGAGCAATGTTAGCATCTGGTGGTAGAACTCCTGCATGGCAACGTAAAGAAGGTAAAAATCCATCTGGTGGATTAAATAGAAAAGGTATTGCATCTTATAGAGCTGCTAATCCAGGATCAAAACTTTCAATGGCTGTAACTACAAAACCATCTAAATTAAAAAAAGGTTCTAAAGCTGCTAACAGAAGAAAATCGTTCTGCGCGCGCATGAGCGGGATGAAAAAAAGATTAACTTCAGCTAAAACTGCAAGAGACCCAAATTCAAGAATTAATAAGTCACTTAGAAAGTGGAACTGTTAATATAACCAACAAAGGAGAAAGCTATGGACGCTGTAACATTTATAACAAAACTGCAAAAATTTATCAGAGATTCTTACCAAAACATTGGTGATGCTATGATATCAGGAACAGTTGACAGTATGGAAAAATACAAGTATATGCAAGGACAGGCTAATGCCTACCAAACAGTAATTCAGGAAATCTCTAACCTGCTAAACAAGAAGGAGCAAAATGATGAAAAAGGAAACGTTATCGACCTCGGAAAAGGAAATCCCAAAGATAAACCTAGGTCTTGAAGAAAAATATAAAGAAGAAGATAAACTTAAATCTGAACCATTAAATCCAGAAAATATAAAATCTGTAGTTGATGAATTACCAACTCCATCTGGTTGGAGATTATTAGTATTACCATTTACGCCAAAAGAAAAAACATCAGGCGGAATTATTATTGCACAAGAATCTTTAGATCGATTAAGAATCGCAACTAATTGTGGTTACGTTTTAAAGATTGGCCCACTCGCCTATCACGATAAACAAAAATATCCGACAGGCCCGTGGTGTAAAAAAGGAGATTGGGTGATCTTTGCTCGCTATGCGGGTTCAAGGCTACCAATAGAAGGCGGTGAAGTTCGTATATTAAACGATGATGAAGTATTAGGAACAATTCCTGAT